GAACTGACAGATTACGTTAATTGGTTTAACAAAAAAAGAATTCATTCAAAATTAGGCTATTTAAGCCCATTAGAGTACAAACTTGCACACCTTAAAAAAACTGTCTAATTTAGTGTTGACAATCCAATAGCTTCAACACTTCGATCCACTACATACTTTTCAATCTCGTATATATACAAGTTCTATAGCCGGCTTGATTTTACTCAGTTTTAAGTGACCATGCTAGATTTTTATCTTTACAAACCACTAAATAAAGGTAGCTTTTAAGCTAAGCCGCTTGTTAAGCGATTGCTGTTCAACCTTCCCCCTTTATCATCACAAATTAGATAAAGGGAGTTATATAAAAAATAGCGTAACCAAGTACTAATTCAAGTACCTAGTTACGCTGTTTTTTCTAGCATTATTTAAGCTCAATTACTTCAAAGCTAATGATTTTTTCAAAGAATAAATACTCTTTGCTATTTTGTGAACCAACAACCTTATTAAAAATATAATATGAATTACCTGTATCAACAATACGATTACACCATTTGATAAATTGATCAGCTTCATAATCAGGTAAATAATACTCTCGTTCACTAGAATCATTCATGATGATTCTTAATAAGACTTTCCCATGTGAATATGGTTTAAGTTCTCCTGTAGAATCTATATCTAGGCAATCAAAATCAAATCGTATCCCATCACCTGAATATACTTCTGCAAAATGTTCTTTATTCACTAAATCTGTTTTTTCAAGTCCTAAAATTTCTCTAACCACAGTATCATTATCCAGATTGGCCGTCCCTACTAAATCACCATCGATTTTGTAACTAATAGCTTTTGAATATTGTGGATGCTTAGAATGAATAAATCTTATTGATGTTCCAGTAAAGTTAAATTTTATTGAGCTAGAGTTTACCACATCCACAGAAACACCTTCTGGTATAACCGTCGTAGTTGTATTATATTCACCAGAAACTTCCTCTGTTGTCCATGGTCCTGTATAACTTATATTTTTATCTCTATCGTCTAATCTTCTCCATCCTTCTTCCGGAGCGGTTAGAACTTGCCCTACTGTTGCCATTTTACAGTCCTCCAAATAAATTATTGTTTTTGTATATTCAAGAAACTCTTATTTTCATTGCATATTACCTATATATCGACTTTTAATTATATAGATATTCTTCTGATTGCACTTATTAAATTTAAAATAAGTTTAATAAGTATATCTCAGTTTAAGAATTGTTTTTTCATCGTCAAAATTATGATCAACAGCAACACCTAAATATTTGCCATCATTCGATATCTTTCTTGATACCGAATATCCAAATTCGGCAGGTGCCCAATTATCCACGTTTTTAGGTGCATAATCAACCTGCCGCAATATTTTTTTATATGCATGTATGTTATATTGATTGAGTACAATCGGATCAGTTTCTTTGTACTGCGATAACTCTATTTTCTGGTCTGAATTTTTAGGATTAGTCACAATTGCAAAATCGGCACTAGACTTTTCACGTTCTTTTTCAACAATAATAGGTACTTGTTGTACAACAGTATGAATTACAGTATCCGGTGCTTTATTTTTGAGTGCGCGAATTTGTTGCGCGGTTTCGTCTAACTGACTTTGTAGCATATCAACATGTGCATTATTAGCAGCCTCTTTTACACCTTGAGATGTTTCGGCTTGTTGCTGGCTTTCATATGTTTCTAGCTGCGGTCTAGCAAAAAAATATTCACAAATTAGGTATCCGCCTAAAAAAAGCAATGACATAGTCAAAATAGCTATAATTACTTTTATGCGTTTTGGTAACATTTGTACTTTTTGTGCTGCTTCCTCAACGGATTTTTCAACTAATTCTTTTTCATCCATTTCAAAAAACCTCCTAAAATTAATAAAGCGCTTAAAATCGATATCTTAGGATTCAATTTAAGCGCTTTCATTTATATGGACTTAACTTTTTACGCGAAATAATTAGTTACCCCTCTTGCAATTGCATGTGCAAAATCAACTTGGCGATTTGCAAGTAACTGTTCATCAGCAACATTACTGACAAATGCTGTTTCGACCAAAACTGCTAGGCAATCAGTATGTTTAATCACGTACAATTCAGTGCTGTATTTTACACCACGATCAACAGTACCAAGTGAATTTACAATCTGATTTTGAATGCCAAAAGCTATCGATTCACCTGCACCGCCAGAATTATAACAAAATGTTTCTGTTCCTTGTGCCTCAGTGCTAGAAGCCGCATTGCAATGAATTGATACAAATAGATCTGCACAAAATGTATTGCTTTCATTAATGATATCTGCAAGTTCATTTTCCTGCACGAATAAAACTTCGTAACCAACTGCTTGTAAATCCCTACATACGATTTCAGCAATATTTTTTACTACATCTGCCTCCTGCAAAAATGTTCCTACAGCACCACTATCAAGTCCGGGGCAATGCCCTGCGTTGATACAAACTTTCATTTTTCATCGACCTCTTTCATAAACTAAAGTTTTTTTTCTTCTTTTATTTGAGCCAATTTATCTCTAACGAAATATGGGAATAAATTACCCCAGCCACCTTTATCGGCATTTTCGACAATACTAACCAATTCAAGTACACCATAAGCACATATCGCCATGTAACGCAAGGTATTTGTGTTAAACAATAAATCAGCACCATAGAAAAAAGCAACGACTATGAAAATCGTTGCCTTTTTTCCTATACCTTTAAATCCTAGCTGACTTGATAATTGTTTTGTTTGCCAAGCAGCGTACATACCTGTCATATAATCTATAACTACAAATAACATAAGCATTTTTACTTGAACATCAAAACCGCCTACCGCCTTTGCAAATATTGTGCCTAAAAGCCCTGCAACCGCTAATATTTTAAGTTCAGTTAATGTATACATATTCATAAAAAAATCTAACATTTCATCATCCTTTCAGCACAAAAAATAGAACCTACATTGGCTCTTTATAAGATTATTATTTTAAATAATAAGCGCATATCCTGTAAATGTGCTTGGTGTCATATTTACTGTAATTGATTTAAGATATGCATTTAGCGTATAACCATTAACGATATGTGTATAGGCAACCGATGCTGTTCCATTACTAGACTTGTAATAGTTAATAGAATATATAATCTCTCCGTCTGAAACAGTATATGTAGTATATGGACTAGTCCACCACCTAGTGGATAGTTGAACAGTATAACCATCTGGATACAAACTACTATATATAGTTCTATAATTTAAGTAATTTCCATCCCCACTAGTACTAGATTTTGCATCTGAGATATACGTCACATGCTGCCCAGAAAATGATTCCCAAGTTCCATCAAGTGTTGGGGTAAGTGAATAAGATTTTAAGGTTGTAACAGTATTTAAATCATTATTTAAACAAATTGCAAAGTCAATTGACATTGGAGCAAAGGTATCAGACCATTGAGCTATCGTAATAGCATTTATTGTTGCTACAGCCATACCATATGTCTTGATATTAGAAATATCAACAGTTGTCCAAACATTACTAATAAAAGACTTCCACGTCACTCCTTTATCAAAACTAACCAATATATTTAAATTATTACCAACCACCGATACTCCTTGAACGCCCGTATAATGCAATAATGATATTCTGGTGTAATCAGTGGTTTTAACCACACCACTAACTGCGTTGTTCGGGGGCATCCAACAAGGATAAGTCGATGGAATTAATATTTTAGGCGGTGCATAAATATCACCTGTGAATCCTCCATCATAATTCCTAAATAGTCTTTGAGCGGTTGTTCTTTTTATTTCTTCTTTTACTATTTCAAAATCCAAATATTCTTCTTCACCATTTGGATAAAACAGTTTTATTCTTGCTTTATTAATGCCTTTTGTTAATTGACTAGGATTGATTGTAAACTCAACATTATTCATTGCTATGTCACTAGAAGTCTGTTGAACAATTACAGAATCATTCAGCGTTAAGTTATATTTACCAGAGATAGCTTCTGTTGACCGGCTAGTAAGTGAGACTGTTACGGGCATGCTCTTGTGTTGATGCGTCGGAGTTACGGTTAGAATGTATCTACTATTGGCATTAGAGCTGGAGACAATACAATCATCCAGCCCAACTCCTATAACATTTCTTACTTCTCTACCAATGCTTTCATCATCAATGGCAAATCCTAAATCGTTTCTGGTACGGACACCTGCAAGGTTATCATCTAATGTTACACATAAATCACTTCTTATTCGCAAACCTGCAACTTCATCATCCAATGGCATGCCAAAATCTTCTCTTCTTCTATTACCAAAATTTAAATTACAAATATCTTCACCATAAGTAGAACTTGCACGTAGACCAAAAGAATAATCATCTAAATTAGACCCATTCTTTCCGTTTTGCCTAGCATTAAGCAATTGCAATGTTTCGTCATCATTGGATTGATAACTTCTTGTCGTCCTGCCCCCGGATTTAATTGTATCAATTTCCACATCTAAACCGTTGTAATTAAGCAGGGAGATCGGCCCATTGCTTAAATCTTCAATATCTAATCCACTGTTTCCAGTTATAGAAATATTTCCAACGTCTTCACTATCTGCAATATCCACACCGAAAAAGGTCTGAACATCAGAATTTAGACAGAAAGTGAATTCTACATTAGAAATAGAAAAATTATCTACACCAGTACTAGCACCAGTATAAAGATTTATACCATAATATTTAGTTCCTTTACCAATATCGTGCAATGTAACTGTTGCTGAACCGCTTGACAAAGTTGTTAAGTACACCCAACTGGTGCCATTATAGGCTTGGACTCCGACAGATATTCCCGAGTAATAAGTGATGGTGATGTCATAAACTAAAAATGGAGCACCAAATAACACATACCAAGATGTACCTCTATTATAAAAACTATCATACCATGCAGTTGAGTCACTTCCATCCATGGCATAATAAGGAGAAGCCATTTGACGTGTGCTACCATTAACAGTTAATGAATAGGCAACCCCATCAATTGTATAAGACGATGGGGTTGTATTACTTGTCATTAACTTGGCAAGTTTGTAAAAACGTGTTGCCATAAGGATTTACCTCCTTATGCTATTCTTAGTAAAATAGCCCTGCTTGGAAATGATGTTATATTAACAGACGCTACGACTGCCACATAATATGTGTATGTTCCAATTGTAACTGTATCACCAGTGATAAAATTTGTACCAGAATAATATGCGAATTTTAATCCGTCTAATTTACCTCTAAAACTTTCGGTAGCACTTCCATAATAGGCAGTAGCTCCGAAACTTTTAGCAGCAACATTTGGGTCGCCTGGTGGAATTAATGCATACAACATAATTGAATAAGGGGCTGTAACTGATCCCATAGTATCAGAAGTATTGCAAATCATTGCTGAAGCTGCTGTTGTTCCATTGTTTGAAGTTGCCACTAGCATACCTCTGGAAGCACTGTCTGACACGAATAATGTATCTGGCTCACCAATGTAAATTACAGTTGGTGCTAAAGCCGTCGCCGATGGATATTCAATTTCTAAAATCAATTTACTAGCATCTGCATACACATGATACGTGCAAATGGTATCTTTGCCTAATGTAGTGGTTACTGCTGCTACAGGAGCAATATATAAATTAGTCCACGCTAATGCTGTCCTCCCAAATGTCCCTGCTACACCTGCCGCTCCAGGCACGTAAGTGTCTTGCAATCTATAGGACATGCAACAATAATCAGTTGTAACTATAGAGTTAACTGCGGTAGAGCTAATGTCTCTAAGGTTTAATAATAAATTCTTATCTCCAGTGTTTCCTGTTGATTTCATTACTACAAAATCAGAACTAGCTAAAGACGCCACATTACTCCACCCTGCAGAAGTTAATTTGTCGATAATAAGTTGATATATTGCTGATTTTGCACAAGTTCCCGAAGTAAAAATATAATCTGTTGGTATAGCCATAATAAAAATCCCCCTTAAATTTGTTAATTATTTTTTATAGTTACGTGGAAAACAACACCAGTGTCGTCTCCAGCGGTTGAAGCTCTGATAACATCGCCAGATGATATGGACGTATTGGTAGCCAAGCCACTATATTCTTGATATGAAGTATTTGTTGGTAATGTCAAGTCACTCCCCCCAACTACTGACCATACATCTGCCTTTGCAACATAATTTGCTTTTGATTGCATTTCAACATTAAACAATAAAGAGGCGGTTTGTGGCTCAGAACAAATGACCGCGATTTTTTGTATTGTGCCATTCCACGGATACATGATTTCGGTTTCCCCACCCACAAATACTACTGTTCTTATGTCTTCATATACTGGCATCCCTTTATAATCTAATCTGCCATTATGATCTGACAAGCCAGCTACTACATTAGGAACCCCTTGGATGTTATCCCATTTTAGCACCACATCCATGCTTTCCTTTTCAGCTCTTTTAATCCAAGTAGTATTGGTAGCATCATAAATATATTCCGCCCATCCAGCCGTAACAGTAGTATCTCCAGTAGCATCTACAACGTGAACTTGTAGACCGTCATATAGCTTGGTTACATTGATGACGTTGCGGTCAGCTATATTACTAACTACCCGCATTTCTTTAACATTTGGAGGTAATTGAGACATTGGTACATAACCACTTGAATTTAACTCAGCATAGCCACCAGCCTGCCCCTTGTTTAATGTATTTTCTTTTAAATCTAACGCTTCTTGTAGTCCAGTAATTGCACCAATCACGTGCTGGTTTGCCAAATTGCGACCTTGTAAATCCTGATGTTTTATGAACGTTGCCCCACCGAATAATTTTAAAACCCACGTTGCCGTACCATCTGTGACTATATCACCTTCACCATATCCTTGTGGTTCAGTAGTCCCAGATGTTCCACCAACACTACACATATAAAAGCCCCAACTCGGACAAGTCAGGTTTCTGACTATATCTTGTTTTTTATAGGCTGTGTTAGGTTTCCACATATCAAAATGCGATTTGCTGTCTGCATGTGCTTTTGGTAAAACAACATCATCAATGGTTTGTATCGAATCGTTAATTTTCTCCCGCATCACATAATCGGAGCCTAAAATCAGCGGTAATCCTAGATTTTTTGTTACACTTTCCTCCGCCATTATCTTTCCTCCCATCATATTAATTCAATGAACTGCGTACCATCCCATTGTAAATATTTCTCTGCTTTCATATTAGGTTCTTTAAATTTCGTTCTTAAAACAAAACCAGTTTCCAGACTAACAAAATCATGCTCAGTATTATTTTTAATTAACATGGCTCGTCCGTCCGGAATAATATAACTATCGTCATAGCATAAAACTGTATTAGTAGCCGCCTGCAATACTTTTTGCCCCAAAAGTATAACTGGAAGGTTAACATATTTAATATACTGCTCATCTGATGCCGTGTTTTCAGGCACAACTACCTCTGCAGTATCACCCCAATTGGAGATACATTTCAATGCGCTCTGCTCATCCACAACACCGTTAACCATCGTTGGAATAATCCAGCTAAAGGTCCGTTTCTGTGCCTGGTAAGATAGCAAATCATTTAATTTTGCATAAATTTCAATTGTTGTTTCTCCGGTAATTCCTGCAAGACTCCCACCATCTATAGCCCTTTGCGCCCATGAATACTCAAATATTGATGCTGTATCTGGCAGTGTATATTCTTTAATCTGTTTATCATCTGCATAAACGTTTACGATATATTCTAATCCAGCTGGTGGCGTAAAAGCGGTACTGCTCCAGTATTCTTTTTCATCATCCTGACTCACACAGCCAAAACTAAACTGCTTATTTCGCGCAAACCATTTAATACTTAAGTCGCCAGCAAATTTACTTGTATTAACCTGCTCATAGAGCAAATGCGCATTCATACGAATTTTTCCTGGCGGCGAAGGTCGTTCCGCGCGCCTAACTGTAGTAAGACGTCGCACCTTAGCATTGTCAAAGGCTTCTTTTTCATTTACTGTACTGGTTGTAATATTATAAAATTCATCCACTGTTTTTCCTTCATGACAAACTGGTCCACCAGTCGTTACGTTTGCATAATGACCAGATTCTATAAAGTAAATGATTTCTCCATTTCCATGTTTTTCGGGCACAGTATCGTATACCCCGCGAATGATTCCCTGTACACGCCAGTTACCATTTGGCATCTGGGTAATATTGCTCCATGCCATAAGCTCATTTCCCATCATTAGGAGTTTACCGCCACGCCTTGCCGATACGATATCGGTTGCGGAATCACTAAGTGCACTAAATCTTAAATCTTCAATGCCACCTAAATCAATGATTTCAATCCCCGTCAAGTCCTCAGCATTGCTAAATGCATCATAATCGTAAATGAGCCGACCAGTTGCTGTCCATTTACTCATGGTATTTGTCGTTTCAAAATTCTCGCTTGCTCGCTTGCGCCATATCATCCAAGCTTGTGTTTTCAGATCTGGTTTCACAGCAAATGCAAACACATACGTATCTTTAATCTGCATAATTTCATACGGTAATTCAAAATAATTAAAAGTTTGCACGCCTGTTGGATAAAGAGGTTCAGGTTTCCACTCTGTAGAATCCGAAAAATTAAAATCCGTTTTTGCCAGACTAAAGATATCTTCCATGAGTTCAATTTTAATCTTGCCGTCCGTAAAATTTCCTAAATTTACATCAGTAACTCTAAATAGCATATTTTTAACACCATATGCCGGAAAATTCAAACAGCAAATATCCCCAAGTCGCAGCATATACAAGTTTCGATTTCCTTCAACAGAAGCTGTAGCTAGCGGATATCCTTGCTGCATTAATTCCCTTTTTGCGGCCCATAAAGCATTTTCGGCTTTTGTAAAATACGGGTAAGAATAAGTTTTTGTCGTTAAAATTCCATTATTGATTTCAACATTTGCCTGATCTATGTCAGATAAAGACCCAGTTTCGTATAACGCCGATCTATCGGTATAAGTTGCCGATATCTCTGATACAGTCTCGCGCCAATCAAGCCGCGAAAAGGAAATGGTTGAAATATTACTTTCATCTAATAAGAAAATCTCCTTTAAATTCTGTTGATCCTCGGGCAATACATCGTCTGTCTTATATTGATTAAGATCGTTTCTAATTAATCGATAGGTAAGTTTTCCATCTTTAGGCTCAATAAATTTCACTGCATTGATATGCTCACAAATCGAATCAATGATCTGCCCTGCTGTAACTTTACTCGTTAGCAGTAATGTAATTCCTATTTTTTCCTCTTGCAATGTTTTGCCGATTTCTTTCAACGCATCAAGGTTTAAAATCTCTTCCGACTCAGCAATCCCCCAATTTTTATTGACATGCATTTCATAAAAAGCCTCAGCTGGATTTACATCTTCATCAATACTCCCTAATCCAAGATGATCCGGTATGTTTTCAATCTCATACCACATCGTTGGCACCGTAGCCTGTTTACCGACGTACGCAGTAGGAATAACAACTGAGATAAAGGGACGATACGCTGGCGTAAACCCACGAAGCTCTTGCTGAATACTATCTGCCTGCATTTGATTTACCATCCAGGCATCCGGCATTTGATTAGCTCCGCCAAAATATACATGAATTTCACCAACGAATCCTCCATTTTCATCTGGACCTCCAAATAATTGATCGTTGTTTATTGGTATAACAAGAGCACTACCATTTTGTTCTTTTGCTCCTACACTGCCTTCCCATATAAGCTCTTCATTCATATAAATTTTCTTTAATTTCACATTTTCGCCAGACCAACAAATAAGTTGCTGATAGCCAAGATAATACTTAAAGCCCTTTTGCAATGTCGTCTTTAGATTTCGACCATTGATAAGCCATGACAAGAGCCACATAAATAAAGCATTAATCAAAGGTCCTACCGCCATATCTTTACCAGCTATTTTTACCGTTACTGGGGCAGGTCCATCTTTTGTTTTAGCCGTTCCTTCTCCTCCACCAGTCGTTGTTGCAGGGGAAGCTATATATTGTGCAATTAAAGAAAAAACCATTGGCCAAGCCGAAAAATTTGCGTGAGCTGCATAGGTTTCTGTATAAGCTTCTGCTCTAAAATCTCCATAATAAATAGTCAATGGCGATTTAATTAGGCTTGTCCCTAGAATTACTGGTATTGGTGTTCCTATTTTGGTCTCAGTTACATTTAAATCACTAGGCTTTAGGCTTGAAGAATCACTCTGGGATTTTGAGCTTTTATTTAAAAAATACAAGGCCAGCGTAGATAACCCCCAGCCTGCATATGGATTTAATGCCATTTTCTCACTCCTATATCTTTATCGTTCCGACAAAGCCTTTTGAATCCCGCTCAATGACTGATGAATCTACCCAATACACCCCTTTACCAGTTGGATTTTTCTCGCTGTCAGTTGGCGGCATATAAGGACAACCAGTGAAATTTTCTATATTTTTAAATTTTTTTGCACATACAGAAAATAAATGATCACACCCTGGCGTTACAACTACATCGTTATGCGGATCTCTTAAAAAGGGGTATCTTACCGTAACGATGCTGCCTTTGTGCGAATCAATCATCCGAATCTGATCGTCATAATATAAGCAACCTCCGGTAAAATAGCCATCTTCATAATTTGCAAACTGCACGGAGTAAATCTTTAACTCTTCAACCTTATCAACGAAAATATTGACCTGCCAATCCGCTTTACTTAAACGGCAATTTTGATCATAAATCATATTTTTACAAAAGTATTGATACATTCCATTTGGCAATTCTTTATCAAGCCAGTTTTCAAGTTTTGCAGTTAAATTGCATTTTGATTCCTGAAAATTGGCCTGACTGATGATACCATAAAATACAACATCATATTTATCGATGTTTTCAGCATGTGCACGATAAATTCGAACCTCGACAGCTTTTTCTGGGGGAGCCCCCTGAAAAAGCTTCGCAACCGGATGATCTTTCCATACAGTAATCTGCATATCGGAGGCTGTACTGCCGCTTGTATTCGGTCGAATTTCTGCCCGTTCAATATAATCAGCAAAATATTTTTCCGTCCGTACTTGCCCTCCATCTTTAATTGTTATACTCACATCTTGGTGATTTGACGTATAGAAATAATTGATGTCTTTTTGTGTAAATTTATAAAACTCTACCGGTTGACCACCTTCAATTAATTTTTCATAAACTGTGATATTGCTTTCTTCTTTGTCCATTTATTCTGTTACCTCCGCGAATTCTAGGTTTATATTAGCAATACCAGTCGTTTCATAATCGGTTGTCAACGTATCGCTATTGAACCTGTATAAACAGAGAAACGATATCATCTTGATTTCGCTTTTATGAAGCGCCTTTTTAATTGGCATATCTAGAAATATCTTTCCATATTTCTGACTGTCATCAAGGCTGAAGCCTGCGATTTTTAAAATCTCAATGGTACCGTCTTGAAAGAAAACGATAAGAGTTTTCCTCCTTTTGCTTGACATGTAATATTTCCAATACAAATTAAATTTTGCAATTAATACGTTACCAGATGTTACACTCTCTACGAGCTCCACATCAATAACCCAAGTAGGCGCATAAAATGATTTCAATCGACCTTTACAACGGCAAAAAAAACGCTGGATAAACTGAAGTTCTTCATAGCTAATTGCACTATACTCCATGCTGCGTACTTCTGTTGTTTCATTTGATTTTAGATCATACCGTATAACGCCGGATTGATTATCCAATCGGTTTGCATTGCGACTGTAGCTGCTGCCAATGTCTTCGTTCCAGGTAGGCGGCATCATAAATAATTCCCTGCCTAGATACTCATCCAGCGCATTTTTACTTTCTGCAAAGGATAAGCGCGGATAGTTGTATTCATTGACCCCATCCGGCAAGTCTATACTTAAGCCACGATTGATAAACTCTACATTAATTGTCATATTCGTCAACTCAGCAGTAAGATTTGTATATTTATCTTCCTGCTGTAATATCCCCCAAAACACAGGCACGACAAATGTACTAAAGGCTTTCCAATTATGTGTTACTTGTTTGCCTAAATGTAAAATTCCATCTGCGCTTACATTTTTCAATGTAAAATATTCGCCACCCTCTTCATCATTGGTCCAGAGCATCGTTCCTGCGCAATCGCGGTAATTCCACATATCTTGTTTTTTAAGTGCGACAATGCTTTGCCTATCGTAAATCATATTTTCCAAGATTGTATTTGCATGCCAAAGCGGGAATTGTAAGACTTGTGTCTGTGTACTACAGGTTAACGCCCGCAAATACTGGCTCTGTTTGGTATTTACACCTACATATTCATACTTTACATACCGACGCGGCTTTCCTCTGAGAACTACTCTTTGCTCCGTGCCATCCCATGCCGTATGAATCTGTGTTAAATATTCAATTTGTTCTGTAATTTTTTCACTCAAAATTTTCACCACCTTGGCGATAAATCAAAGATTTTTTCAATTGATTCAATCGATTTTCCACTACCAAGCCACTTCCAAAGTCCCCATAACATCCAAGGCTCGTAAACGGGTTTACTCATATTCATAATGGACGCAAAAAATGCAACCATCAAAAATTCTCCTAAAATCATATCGATGATTGCATTTCGCTTTTTATTTGCCATGACAAACTTTACATCAGGACCTTTAATCGCCATATCCGAATAATCGCCTGTCGCACTTCTTACCGGTACGCTCGTTCTTAAAATTTCAGCTTTTTCCGGCTCGGATAATACTTGCATAATCTTATTTTCTGGCTCTGGCTGTCTAAATTCCTTTTTCATCATCCTACCACATCGGTGATGCAGTGTTTCATTAAAGAATTGATCAACATAGGCTAACAAATAGCCTAAATTTATATTTGCATCATCCTTGTGTATGGTATCATCAGAATTAATTATTTTTCCATCATCATCGTAAACATAACCACGCTTTTTTACCCATGCAATAAGAAAAATATCATTCATAAATTTGGCAGAAAAATAGATTTTGAATTGATGTGAACTTAAAATATCCCAAACAATTCCCATATCCGATAATGTATTTATTTTTTCTGACGTTTGTACGCCCTTATCATCAGTAACCGTAAAAACTTTCCCGATTGCATCATAGTAGTAAGTCCAGCCGGTCTGTAGCTGCGGATATTTTACAGTTGAACTATTGCCATGTTTTAACCTTATAGATTCCAATTCAAACCAAGCCATCGTATCGCCATAATATTCTTTATGAAAATTTACACCTAAATGTCCCAATGCTTTCATGCGGACAAGATCAATTCCCCGCGGACAGCGTCTTATGCTTTTCGAGGATTTATCTAAATATTCACCCGAAAGCATATTCGCCATGAAGCCGCCTCTTTCGTTTGACATAACGCATCACTCCTACTGCATAATAGAAATTCCGTCGTAACCAAACATACCAGCTCTCTTTACATGCGGGAATACCTGGTGCAGATTTCCTGACTTTGGATAGCTGATTTCGTAGCAGCTTGCAGGTGCTATATTTCTCATTGAAATCGCATAAACCGCCGGTACATAACCTACCTGAGAAAAATTCATTAAAGAATCTGGATCTCTTTGAATATATAACGCAATCGGTAAATTAACGCTGATGCAGTTTAACGTATTGACGTTTCTGCCATAATCAGATACAGTTTGCGATTGCAGATAAGCATAGTGCGGTACCTTCGGAAACCAGCTAGCCCCCAATGAATCTAGATTTGTCAGCGGACTACCTAAAATTTTCCCCGTACTACAAGCACCAGTTGCAGGTCCTGTTGTAGCCCAAAGCACTGGATTTTGCCGAAGTGGTGCTGCATCCACGTCAATACGTAAAAACGTACTAGGATTCGAAGACATACCAAATAAATGATTCGAACCAACAGCAATCTGCTCTACGTCCCACGAGGTTGGAAACATATTGTACGAGTTTTTACTACCGCTAAAAATTGTTCCGCCGTTCCATGTACCAACTTTCTGTGTTTCCCCAAATGCCAAATGCTGAAATATCCCTTTTTCAAGCTCCAAAGATAATACCACCATAATTGCAGGATCATCCACATAGTTACAATACAGACGATAGTTCTCACTCTGTTTTACTGGGATACCTACACCAATTGGGCTCTGCGCTGTATTAACAACAACATTCGGCTGATCAAACCATTGGCCGCTCGGTGGATTTACTGTATAGTTCGTTGCACATGTCAAACCAATTCCATAGGCTTGATTGGAATTTTGCTGATTAGAAAAAATTACTTTCCCATTTGCTGAGCGAAAAACAGCGTAAATATCCTTCTTTTTTACCGCTAAAACATTACCATCGTTTACCCCACTGCCGTTTATATCCAAATCGCTCGTACAATTATTGAGAACAGTAAACCCTTTATCGACAAGAAAATCTCTGATTTTTTCTAAGACGTCATTTGGGCCGCCTAATTTTTCATATACTGTATATGCCATTTTCCCACTTCCTTATTCGCTTAATTTAATCACGCAATTCATACAACGCGATAGTTTATCTAATCGCTCAATTTCAGCAATCTGCCTCTCGTTTGATTGCGATTCCCCCTGCAGTACCGAAAAAAAGTTTTTTATATGAAATTTTCGATTTACCCATCCATTCGGCAATACCAGATAAGTCGCACCATCCTTTTCATGGATACCATATCTAGTCACTTGCTGCGAAGACCAATAGATATTTTTAATTTTCCCGAGAAGGTTCTGATTGGTATTCTCAGCCGTATTAGCAACGAAATACAATGGTTCTAACTGGTACGTACTGCAATTTTCCGTAGCTACATCATTTAAATAAGCAATATTTGCCACACCAGAAGGATAGATATTTTTCACCGTGCTCAAATCAGTAAAATTCGGTGTCAGATAGTACCTTGCACCAGATATTCGCTCTGGCTCTTTATGCGCAGAATAATATTGCCCGCGATCATGGTAGTAGTACGCATCTTGTTGCAAACCAAAATTAGCAAAGGATTGCCAGTTACCATTAGGCAGCATTGCCTGCACCTGAGAATACATATAGCTATCTAGAAAAGTATTTGAACCATTCCACCAAGTCGATGCAAAAGTTGGGATTCCATGTGAAAGAGACCAGTTTTTTTCTGTGTAATCCAAACGGAAGCCATGCTCCACCTGCGGTGTACCGTTATAACTACAAAGTTCCGTTATTGGTAGGGCACCACTTGTCCCACCTAAAGCCATTGCAGGAAAAGGATATTCACTTTGCGTATCAAAGGCTTCAAAAAATCCTACAGAGGCTACATCCCAATGCTCCTGCCAGTTGATAACGATAATTAAACGATGTCTATCTTTATACAAGTATACAGTTATCGCTTTCTCTTTATCATCTTGGCTACACTCATTCTTCGAAAAATCAAAATAATCTGGACTATAACCAATAGCAGGACAGCCTACTCCTGGATACAGTGGTGGATCAAGAAAGGATGGATAGGTTTGGCCTCTATAAGTATTGTAATATTTCAATGCTTTTGCCTGAATGCTTGCTCTTTCATTGCCCATAAGCTCTGACCAGTCAAACTCAGGTTGATACTGTTTAAACATTGTAAAGAATAAAACATTTGCATCTTTAGCAAAAATATCTGGAGTCGGAGAAAATGTATAGGAATCTCTTGCTGTAAAACTATAATTTTTACTGTATATTTCTTCCTCCTTGCCATTTGGCAATTTTTTTATTCCTACTTTTACATCATAAGGATTTTTTGAATACAGAGTAACTACACCATTATTTATTGTAAAATCCGTATTATCCGCTAGCCCTAGCCCTTTTTTACTTAAAGCAAATTCTTTTCTTAAAACATCGTCTTGTTTTAACCAATTCCAATAAGAGCTACCAACACGGATTTTATCTGCCATAAGCCCAATATATCCATATTCATTTTCTTGGTAATTTGGCACTTTTAAAACCGTCCCATATGGCCAGCTTTCATTTCTCATCAATTGCCAGGCATCATCCCCATGAATACTTTGATCGGTTACATAGGTAGTAACATCTGCAAGTACATCATCTAAAAATGAAGCGGATGATCCCTTATAATTATAAATAATTTTTTTCCAAGGCATTATTTAATCACCTCAAAACCATTCAAATGCAAAATACTCGTCATTGTCACGTCGATGAACATTATTGAAAACTTTATATGGTTTACCTTCATGTATCAGCGTATCCTTTGATGATAAGTCTTCGCGATTTCCAATAAAATACATCCCATCAAATTCTCCAACAATTCCTGGCTGATCACATTCATATAAAAGCACTGGAAACATGATGACATTTTCTATCGTAAGATTATTATCTAGCACCGTAAGCACATTCGTCGGTTTGGTATTTTGCGGCCATACACAAAGCTTTCCAGCTATAGGACTTCCGCCTTTATTTTGTCCCGCCCGCCAAGTACCATCAGGACGCCTGATTCTAAGTGTTGTATCATCACCGGAGCCTCCCGGATTAATAAAGGTGCTATGCACATCTGACGTAGAACTCCAACCAACGCCATCGTATCCACTGCCTCCAATAACAAGCGGATAAGGATACTGTCTTTCTACCGAAACAGTTTTTACAAAACCAATATAGGCACATTCATACTGTGTTGACATTTGAACAGTTAAAATAAACCTTGATGAATTCGCACTGAGCCAACACGTCATCCTCGTATTATCGGCAAGAGGAATAATAGGAAGGGTATTATGATAAATGCAACCGGGCTGCTCAACCCATTCAAGCCCTGCATCATACCCAGCGTATCCGTTAAACCGTATGTCGGTTTGTTCTCCTTTATTTTTCGTTTGTATGCCAATGTAAATCTCATCCTCGCCATCACCTACACCTTTTAAAATAATTTCTCCTCCGATTCCACTTTGCAAATCGTAAGATTCACTTGCAAACACTTGTACAGTTGCCGGATATATCAACTGCCAAGCCATCCCCGGAGCGAAATTATTTGGATCAATAAGAAATTCTACAGATTGCTTTACTAAATCTTTGACATTGTTTGCAACAAATTCTAGACATGCCATTTGATCACTCTCCTTTCATTTTGGGGGCATAAGAAAAGACAGCTGAAAAAATCAAGCTGTCTAAATTCTAAATATTAAACTGCAAATAATAAAGGACGCCATCAAACACGTCCCTAAAACTGAATATGCAGATTTGCCTTATCCTTGATAAGCAACTAAAACAGTGTTATCAATGCTGCCAAATAAATTTTTCATTTGAGTAACTACCTGATCTTTATCTTGGTCTACCTCAGCTATCTCGGATAGAAGCTTCGACTGATCTCCAAATTCTCTAAGTTCTGCAACTAATTTATTTTTCTGTTCTATGATTAGATTCCATAACTCTAATAACGCTTGCGCAATTTGCTGCATCATCATACAACCCCTTCTTTACACCATCAATTAGGATATAGCATCACACTCATTCATTTATTAACTGCTGTACAATCCCTTATTTAATAGCTTTGAAATTAAAATAAAACTGACTCAATTACAAATAATATTCCCACTGATCTAAATTATTTTCATACTAAAGTTTCCCTTAGAATGCGAACCAACTATTGTTCGACTAACAAAATCATCTTTGCTGCTAGCTGTCCCAACGTTACATATACTGATATCCAGCACCATATAATACAATAATAAAATCAAAATCCATTTCATAAATTAATCCTCCAATGATATATTTTACAAATAAACTATAACATTGGATATTTTTTCCGTCAACGTTACAGCAAAAAAGCCCCCGATTATATTCGAAGGCTTCCATTATTTTATTTTTCCATATTGATAACTTGCTTCCATTCAGCTAGGACGTTATCAGATAAATTTATTGTATTCGCCATACCGTTTTCTTTATAAAATCTCATGCTTATTTTATTAGCATCTTTTATTTTTTCAACTAATGCGGGTGTTAGTTCTACTTCAGAAGAAATGAGATCAGCAGAATATGTAAACCGTTTAATCTTCGTATTTATAACTTTTGCTTCTGATATTTCAGCATCCGTTTTGATTTCTGCATCTTTTTTAGAATACATATCATATTTATCACTAGCATCAGAACTTAATAAGATATTATATTTAATCTCACCTTCTTTAAAACATCTTTTCGAAAATGTTATACCGGTAGAAATATTGGGCTGATTAAACGACATTAATAAAACACTTTCATCAAACGAATCTACATTTCTTTTAATATAAGCATAAGAAACAGAATTAGTCCCTACAAAACATAATACAATAAAACAAAGCAATAATTTTTTCATATCAAATTCTCCAATACAATTTTGTTTAATTATACCATTAGAGAATTTTGCCGTAAACCTTTACCGTGTTTTTTTCATTAGCATGCTTTGTACCTTCGCATTCTCAACCATGTTCCTTTTATAGCCAACATCCACCTGACTCTTTACCCAAGGTTCCAGCGATTTAATAAATCCATCACCGATAAAGCGATTGGTAAGCACAATTTTAGGATTAGAGATTCTTTCCTCAATACTACATGAATGAATCCTCTAACTATATTAGAAGGCTTCCTTTATTTTTCTGTATTGATGACTTGCTTCCATTCGGCTACAACTTTATCAGATAAATTGATTGTATTAGCCATACCATTTTCTTTGTAGAATCTCACACTTATTTTATTGGCATTTTTTATTTTTTCAACTAATTCAGGAGACAATTCTACTTTAGAATCAATAATATCCGCAGAATATATAAACCGCGTAATAGTAGCGTCTACAACTTTTACTTTTGATATGTCAGCGTCCGTCTTAATTTCTACATCCTTTTTAGAATACATATCATCTTTATCACTAGCGTTCGAACTTAAAAAGATATTATATTTTATGCCTCCATCACTAAAATATATTTTTTTTAATCCTATATGATTAATTATATCTATATCATTATAAGAAACAAAACGTATGCTATTATCAAATGAATCTACCTTTCTTTTAATATGAGCATAAGAAATCGAGCTATTCCCTACAAAACATAATACAATAAAACAAAGTAATAATTTTTTCACATAAAATCCTCCAATACAATTTTGTTTAATTATACCATTAGAGGATTTTACCGTAAACCTTTACCATGTTTTTTTCATTAACATGCTTTGTACCTTCGCATTTTCAACCATATTTCTCTTATAGCCGACATCCACCTGACTCTTCACCCAAGGCTCTATTGATTTAATAAATCCATCGCCAACAAAACGATTGGTGACATCTATCTTAGGACTAACATGATTTGCAATATCAGCAGTTAAGCCATACGCGCCTTCCATACCCGTAGATGGTATCATTCCTCTTAGCGACCCACCACTCGCATATTTTGCATGAACATCTAAAATTTTTTTTGGTATCATTCCCTGATTTATAGCATTCATAATATTCGTACCATAATGATTAACAGCCTTTTGCTTCATGACCCATTCGCCATCTGATACTCTGACGAATTTTCTTAGATTACTTACATATGCCAATATGCTATCACTTGTTCCTGTGCCGGGTCCTTCCACCTGACCGCTGTTCATTGAACCACCATCAGCAAAAAGTCCAAGCCCATACTGCGACAGGTAAGAAAAACCTGCTTTTAACGGCGAAGCCGAATTCGTAGAACTCCCACCATAATCAAGTCCATACTGTGATTGATAAGAGAAATTTACATCATTACTTTTCTTAGAATTTGCGGGAAAAAGTGCATTCATAATATCTGTAGCCATTGCTTGGGCATAAATTTTTTGTATTGACTGCAGAACCGTAATTGCTAAATTATTAAATGCATCACCAAGTGATTGACATTCAAAAATCCCTTTTTCAAGAAAATTAAGCAACCCATCTTCAAAAGCTTGTTTGCTGGCATAGTGGACTTGATTCAATGTTGAGCCTAATCCATTAAGCTGATTTTCGAGCACTGCTATTTCATTATTTAGGACAAGTAATTTATTCTCATCATCTTCATTATCTGACAATTCATTTCTTTTTTGTTTTTTTGCTGCAATCGCACCCTGCAAATACTCCCGATTAGCTTTATCCGTTAAATCTTGCTTCTGTAATTTGGTCAACGATGGATCTGAATTAATTAATGCAAGCCTATTTTTCAGTTTTTCATCTAGCGCAGCAAGCGATGCATTGTAAAAACTGATGATATTATTATCAATTTTATCAAGTAGATCGCTAATTTTATTGGCAAAATCTGTCCATTTATTTTCCTTAGCAACCTTAAGCATTCCTTCTAATTTTATGCGTTCATCTGAAACTGAATTCTTATAGTCGCTTGCTGCCTCGTTTGCTACATCAAGTTCACTTTTTGTTCCTAAAGCAACGTCATTGAATGCTTGTTTTTGTTTTCTACTGGCTGCATCATAAGCGGATTCGATATCTTTTTGTGCTTGCGAAAATTCAGCTTGTCCAATTTTAAATGTTTTTACATTTTCTGCCGCTTTAATGTATTTTTCTGGCATGTGGTTATTCTTGAATTTTTCAATCGTACTATCATATTCCTTTTGAAGTTCACCGATCTGCTGAGTTGAAATATCTCCAGTCATTTCGGCGGATTCTTTAAGAAATTTATCACCTTGTGCAACTAGGCTTTTAATGAACTCTACATATTTTGATGCTCTTTCTTTTGTTACTTTTACCCCTTGCTGACCTGCCGAACCACCAACTGCTGTATAGTCACCAAAACCCACTATTTCTGCAAAATCCATATTGATATTTTCAGCTACACCAGTAGAACTTCCAGCATGCAGAATCTTGCCATCACCTTGATAAACACCTACGTGATTGGCTTTATACGCAGTATTGTTGCTAGCAAGTGCAGACCTATCGTTAGATACGTCCATATATTTTGTATCATAAAAAACTAAATCACCTTGTTTAAGTTTTTTTCGATCAGTAAAGAAACCTCCCGCATCTTCCATTTGCGCTAGCTGTCCATCCGCTGTGCGACTTGAAAGTGATAAACCAGCACCAGCATACGCATCCATGGTTAGTTTCCCACAATCCGTGCCAGTTGCCCAGTCACCACTCCCCCCCATATGGTATTCCATGCCAAGAAATTTTTCTGCTGCCGAATATATGGCAGCACCGCTGTCAATAGAAGCTCGACCTAACTCTTCCATATCTTTAGTTACACCCTTAAGCTCATTAGCAAAATTGCTAATTTTAAGGTCCGCCGCATTCAGTTGATCTTTTTTATCTTGACTATTCTCGAAGTCCGTATTTTCAATTTTCTCACGGATTAACTTTTCCGTTTCAAGATTAATGCCAGCCTTATCAGCTGCAAGCTGTGCATCCTTTGCGAAATAAGCATATTCATCACCATTCGGATCTGCTTTATGATCTTCGTCAAGCTTCTCTTTATCTTGCGCTATTTGTATAAGCTTTAACTGCCGCTGCTGTTCAAGCATCTTGGTGTAATCATCTAAATCGCCCTTCTGTTCTTGATAATACTTACTGTCATTGCCACCAGCAGCAGGCGTCGTAGGAGCGCCGGGAGGTTGTTCTGATTCAGGCGGTTTATCTTCAGAAGTTTCTGGCTTATCCTCAGGAACTTCTGGCTTATCCGTTTCATTCGTATTATCGTCAGAATTTTTACCAAGATATTTATCTATCCAGCCCATGATTGTATCACCGAATGCTGCAACACCGATTGAAACGATAAATAAAAGAATATTTGATTTTGTAAGATTTTTAAATGCCGTTGTTAACAGGAGCACGGCTCCTCTTAGACTACGAACATTTTTAACAGCGGACGCCATACCTGAAACCGTTGATAGAATCAAAGTCTGTGATGCCTTCGATGTAGCAATAACTGCTAATCTTAGAGCAGCATATGCTGTTTTTGTCTTATCCACAAGAGAAATAATTTGCTTTAAAATAAAAAATCCTGCTAATACTTTAACAGCAAATTCAATGGATGATTTCATGGTCAAAAAATTTCCTGTACCTTCTGGTACAATACTTCTTACAATATAGGTAAGATCATTGCCAACTTGTATAATTGCCCTGGATACATTGATAAAATCGTCAACAAGATCAAGTGCTGCATCGATGATTCCATCAAGCGCATTTTTGCCAGTATCACCAAATTGCCCGGCAAGCGCACTAGCTTCATCATACATATTCTTAATATCTTCACCGATTTCAGTAATTTTCTCTACAAAATCTTCCGGTACAATCTCTTCCGGAAAAAGAGCTGCAAGAACGCCCTGATTGTCACCGCTCCGGATTGCATCAGCAACATTATTTGTCCAATCACGAACACGTCCTAATCCATCCGTCAGCGCACTATCGAGTGGGCTTAGAATAAAATCACCGATCGCCAGCGCATTGTCTTGAATCGTAGACAGCATCCCTTGCTTTGAATCGGCAATTTTTGTTGCTAAACCACTGAACTTATCATTCATCCCTTCGAGTAAGGCATTCATTGCTGTATCTGCATCGATTCCTGCTGCGCCGATATTCTGCATTTGTTCGGCACTTAAACCTAACTTATCTGCAAGGATTTGGTATGCAGGAATTCCTTCTTTCGTTAATTGAAGAAGATCATCATTGGTAACCGTACCTCGCTCTTTCATTTGTCCCATAGCAAGCGTTACACGTTCAATTCCATCATTCTTTAGATTAAGTGCCGCAGAGGCATCTCCAACCGTTTTAAGTACGGATAGAGACTGTTTTGCACTAAAGCCAAATGACAGAAGTTTTTTCCCAGCCTCAGATGCACCTTGAAGATCAAACGGTGTGTCTGCCGCGACTTTTTGTAAATCCCCTAGATATTTTTTTGCAAGCTCTGTATTACCAAGTAAAGATTCAAAAGCAATTGTATTTTGTTCCAGTGCTGCGCTATATTCCAAAACAGGGGCAACCGTATCTTTAATCGCAGTACCTACCATTTTTACTTTAGAATATACGCCTACCGCAAAACTTCCTATTTTAGAAAGCTTCGTCGAAAAAGATTCTGCTCCAGATTGATTTTGCTCATTAAATAGATTTGTCGTATTAGATGCATCCGCGGAGGCTGACTGCGAAGACATTTTTGTCTGCGTCAAGTTTCTAACCTTATCAGCAAATTCTTTAGCTGAACTTAACCCTTCCTGATCAGACAATGAAACGCTTATTTTTTGTTCAGTATTAGATGATAACAGGTCCTTGACTTCTTTTATGCTAGAAATAGCCCTTTCATTCTCAACATCAACAGAAATCTCCTGGTGTTTCAATACATTTAAGGATTCTTCAATTGTTTTTATTTTATTTTGGGCTGCAGAATCATCAACTGTTATCTGAATCGGATTGGGATTTTTTAGCTTGATAGAATTTGTATTTTTCACAAATTCTTCAACCTTCTGACTACATACTTGAAGTGCTTCTAAAAACTGCGTGTTGTCTATCCTTATTACAACTTTTGTTTCATTTTCTGCCAATTATTTCACCTCCTTGCAATGCGATCATAGTACTTATCTAGTTCTTTAGACTCAGACCAAACACTCATGCGAACATCATTCATATAATTGATTCTGGCAAATATTGCACGGGAATAAAATTCACTGATCTGATCAATCGTCATCCCCAAAATTTCATCTAATGAAAATCCCTTATTTTTTAATACGTCAGCAATATCGAGCCAATCTACTTCTTCTCCGGCTGTTTTGCCTTGATTTTGTTGACAATCGGCGCTAAGCGCTTCGTAAAAAAATCATAATGATTTTCAAGAATTGCAAAAATTAAGAGTATCGCCTCTTCAATATCAATCCCCACTTTTTCATCTAAAAACCATTCGCGCGGTTTTCTGGTATAAGCTGCCAAGATTGTCGTAAGAGATTCTATATTTTTTTCAATCGCTTGATTTATTAAATCCCACCCCTCTTGATTAATAGATATAGCTTTTCCTTTTTCAAAAACAATGCCATTGCCAGGTTCAAGTAATGCAAATACATCACTCATAATCGTTTGCAAAGCCAAAGTAAATTTAGGTAAATCAACTAATTTAAAAGCTTTTATTTCTAACGTTTCCCCTTTTATTATGATTTCAGCACCATTTTGCGTTAAAATTTCTAAGCTGTTTTTTTTGGGCATTTTCATTTCTCCTTAAATTTTTTTATTTTTACATAAGGGCAGACACGTTAAACCTAGACTGTACTAAATTTTTGACTCAAAATAATAGAATTGAGACCGCCCAAATTGGGCGGCCCTATCAAAATAACCTTTTTATGCTACATTGATCAATTTAAAGAACGGTTCGTCCGGATGATTTTCACGATCAGAAAGCACCGTCATTTCAAGGGTAAAAGTGCCCCATTCCTCTGTGATTAAACCAATATCACCAGTAGGAACGATAGATACATGCCAAACTTCTAGATTATAAGGACGACCATGAGAAGGATCGCCAAGGAATAATAAATCCCCCTCGATTTTTTTCGCTGTTCCACCCATAATTTTAGGATATTTTGCTTCAGGTACTTTATAGGATACACGTACCTTTTGGCCATCTGGAATATTTGAGGTATCTGGAATTGTAATAATCCCGCCTCTAAGCTGTGTTTTATCTAGAATGTAATCCACACCTGGAACATATTTGTTATTTGCTGGTGTAACTTTGATTTCATAAATTTCACCTGCTACAAGGTCTTGTCCACTAGTGCCTGCAGCAAAAACTACTGTCACACCTTCAGCAAGTGTTTGAGCAGTACCGGTAATCGTAATCGGCGCACTTTCCATGCTACTGCCTTTTCTATAAGTAAATGTTGCATCTGTAATCGTTCCTGCTGTAGAATTCGCTTTAGCAACCGTAATAAAATATGAAGTTGAGTCTGTTCCAGAATAGAGACCTCCAGAGGTTACAATAGCGGTACCTGACGTATTGCCCACCTGCGCAAAAGATTTTGCTGCGCCAACTTTGGCAGGAGAGCCAGTCAATGGTTGGATCACAACATCCGTAATATTTTTATACGGAACCGAAATAGGTGAGCCTAGATTAACCGTATATAGTTCATCTGTAACCAATTGCTCTTCTTGTGTTTCTACGCCTGCCTCGCCATATAAAGCCAATGCAAGATTATAAGGGTTATATTCGTCTAAAGTTAAGGTTAATTTATAAGTCATAGATTTCACTGCTTCTGCATAGACTTCTTTTGCTGCGTTCATCGAACTCATTTTTTGAACTTTTTCAATTGTTGGGGTTAGATTTAAAGTTTCAACATTCCCCATGTGTCTGCGTACAAGCGGATTTCCCAAAGAGTCCCATAATCTAAAAAACACCTTACCAGCACCAATCATTAAATCCTTTGGTGATGGTGCAGAGGCAAATAATTGCATATCAAAATTAAAACTTTCCGTGTTATTTGTAATATTTCTTTCTAAAATTTCTTTCTTATTCATTTACTTATTCCTCCATAATTTTAAAAATATAATGTAATTGGCTATTCTATAAAATTTCTAGTTCTTCATTAGTAAATTTTATAGGTAAAAAAATACCGCTAAGAGCAAGCTCTTGCGGTAGCTATGGCAATCAAACGCACCACCTCCTTTATAGGTTTTGAAAATTAACTACATCAAAATCCTCTTAGGATGAATTCACAAATATTTTATATAAATCACTTCGTCTTCACATTTCAGCTAAAGCCTTATTTACAGAATCACTTAATGCTGTCCAACCTAAATCACTAAATTTCCCTTGCAATATTTCAAGTTTCTCTTTACCAGATAAAAATTTGTCAATTTTCATTTTTTCTTCTGCAAATTTAATTCCTTCTCGCGTCATCTGAACAAACTGTGTGTTTTCTGCATTTGGATAAGGATCATTTCTCATAAAATGAAGTTTCGTCCCCGAGATTAGACTTTCGCTCTGTAATTTATTTAAAGCAACCCGAAAGGACTTCTCATCCATATCTAATGTAATATTAGATATTAAATTCATATCGGGGATATCTTTTTGATATTCGATATAAATTGCTAGCAATAGCTTTTGTTTAGCATCTAAATTCAAGTAGGTATACCTCCTTTGTTTTAAATATTTTAACTAGCCACTTTACTAAATGAGTTTTCTTCACCCGCATTCCTCCTTGAGATGCCAATATTAAAAGTCTAAAGTCAATCCTAAAAAACTAAAACCACCTACAGCTCTTGTAAGTGGTTTATCTATAAACTTTTGATGATACTATCATAACACCTCGATAACTAAAAAAACGGAAGTAAACCGAACGAAAAAACCTTAAAGGTGCTGTTTTTTTACTGCTAAATAACCTTAATGCTACTCTTTATTTCGATAGCAACTGAAATTTTATAGGGTATTTTACAGTTACTCCACGCATGATTTATAAAAACAGCTTCTGTAATGACTTTTAAAACTCAATTACACCTTCGCTATAATTTATTTTATAATCTCCGTTGGTTAATAATTTAACACGCAAAACGTTATTGCGCGGATAGCCATATGTATAATCTGCGCCTGGCATTGCCATATCCCAGCTACCTTTCATATCAACTTGCATAATAAGCTCATCTATTTCACACTGATCACTTATACTTTCAATCATCGGCAAATAGGCAAATCCAATTCCTGTTTCTTCCGTCGTTAATGCATCCCACTCACTTCTAGTAATGGACGAGATCGTTTGTGTATCAATCCCATCGCTTTTTACCGCAGCAATATTGGCTGAGTCAATATTTTGCCATATCCCACCTTTCAATGTTTTATAATGCGCCAAATCTGTGGTAACGAGCACTTTACATTTTCCGTTGCCAGAGAATTTTCCCTTTATAGATACCTGATCAATTCCCTCAAAACTATCAATAGCGATCAATCCTCTAGGAAAGAGTATTTTATCAAATGGTACAGCTGAAATTTTTAATGTTGCTCGTTCCTCTTTGCCAATTGTATAGGCAAGAATTTTAAATTTTTGCAATGGTTTAAGGATTGATGCCTTTGCAATACTTTTTCCACCAGATTTAAATAGATTTTGTTTTTCCACATCTGTAAGTGTAGTCCAGTCGTCGCTCACCTTGCTCAAAACATCCTCTACAACTTTGTAACAACTATGATCTTCTTTTAAGTATAAAAAGCGGCTTTCTCTTTTTACGGCTAAAACTGGTCTAAAACCGACATATTCATTAGCTGAACTACTGTCATATTTACTTTGACTCATTGTAATTACATTTTTGTCCTGAGAACCTCGTGCAATTCTTAAGCTTGGTGATGCTGCCGTTCCTATGTCATCAACAGTTGATAAGGTTGCCAAGGTCCAGGATTTCGTGGATAGACAATTCCAAACATCATTATCAGAGGGTATGATGGCACCACCTAAGTTATTATAAGAAATAACTTCATCCCATTCACCGTGATTTTCTGCATCCACATGCCGGTCAACAATGGTATGAGGAATTCGCATTGTCATACCATCGATATCATCAATATTGATTTCTAATCCTGAACTTGTACATAGCCCCACATTATTTAACGTTTCCCATGCTATCTTTCCTTGAATATTACGATCTGCAACGAGTTTTAAATCTCCTGCGGGCGTATAGCCAACGCAGATAAAATAAAAAGTGCCATCCGGCACTTCTGGTGCTAAATCTGAAAAATTCGCTTTTACAGCTTTTCCAAGGTTAGCAAATTTACCAAATATATTGGCGGTTGAAACATATTCACATGAAATTGCTTGTCCTAGTTGAATTTTTTTAATGTCCTTCACTAATTCTAGTGGACAATCAGGTGTCCCTCTTGTAAATATATCGGAAGTTGGATTATATATTAAAACCGGTCTAAAGCCGACATATTGATTCGCTGAACTACTGTCATATTTATTTTGGCTCATTGTAACTGGATTTATATTTTTATCCTGAGACCCTCGTGCAATTCTTAAGCTTGGCGCTGCCGCTGTTCCTATATCATCCACAGTTGATAGTGTCGCCAAGGTCCAAGATTTCGTGGATAGGCAATTCCAAACGTCATTATCCGACGATGTGACTACACCACCTAAATCACAGAAAGAAATGAATTCATCCCATTCACCATGATTTTCTGCATCCACATGTCGATCAGCAATTGTATGAGGAATTCGCATCATCATACCGTCCATAGCATCGATATTGATTTTTACTCCTCTACTTGTGCAAAGACCCGCATTATTTAACGTTTCCCACGCTATTTTTCCTTGAATATTACGATCAGCAATAAGCTTTAAATTTCCTGCTGGCGTATACCCGACGCAGATAAAATAAAAAGTTCCATCTGGCATTTCTGGTGCTAAATCTGAAAGATTCGATTTTATAGCTTTTCCAAGGTTAGCAAATGTACCAAATGTATTGGCGTTTGAAACATACTCACATGAAATAGCCTGTCCTGGCTTAATTTTTTTGATATCATTCACTAATTCTAACGGACAGTCAGGTGTTCCTCTCGTAAATACATCAGGCGTTGGGTCATAGATTAAAACCAGTCTGAACCCACAAATTGCAGAAGCTGTACTTGATACGATATTCGCGATGGTTGAAGGCGCCGTTCCACCACGTTGTATTCTTTGCGCCGCATTCGCTGCAATTCCAGCATCATCTGCAAATGCAGGTGTATTGAGCGTCCAAGACGGAACACTTGTATGCCAAAACTCAGAATCACCTTTACTTATTTTTCCTCCTAAATCGTAATTTAAGATAATTGAGTCATACTCACCATTATAAGTACCATCATTTTGTAGAGATGATCCGATTAACCTCATAGAATAATTTGTTGAATTACCATCAATTGATACTACACTAGGAAGCGTTGCACATAAATCTGCTGTATTTAAAGCTTCCCAGGCTATATTCGCTTGGATATTTCTATCGGCGACTAATTTTATTTTCCCATCCGGTGTATATCCTACACATACGAAGTAAAATGCTCCATCTACAGTTATTGGATTTGTAGTTACATCAATCAATACCTTAGTTGCTTTTCCTAAATTAACAAAGGTTCCGAAAGCTCCTGATGTTGCGGCAGTATATTCACATGATATTGCTTGATTAGGCTGTATATCATTAATATCTGTTACAATTTCTAAAGCCGTGATTGTAGCCATATTTTTTCACCTCGCTTATATTAAGCCCAAATGCTTGTTGATTTTGGATTATCTATATATTCTAATATTGGTCTATAACATGTATATGCATTTCGTGCTGATCCTGATGGATGATCTGTGGTTTCTATGAAATTACCGTATATCGGAATTCCATATAAATTTAATTGACTACTAACCATATGAATATAACAATGATAACTACCATTTAAAGTTGTGCCATTCATATTTAAAGATGTACACATTGTTGAACCAATTCGATCTTGATTGATTTCAACATAAGCAATTTCTCCAACTGAAGATGTTACTGCGACATTAGTTCCATGCCATACTTTTGCGTCAGCTTTTGTTATATTCCCGTTTAAGTCAGAATTAGAAATATATTTTAAGAATTCATCTCTAGATAAAGATCTTATTAATCCTAAATTAGTTTTTATTCCAGTTAAGTATCCTTTAGAATTAAGTGATTGCGCAGAAATAGCACTCTGTACTAGCCTATCAGCAACAAGTAATCCCTTATCAGTTTTAATAAAATAAAAATATCCATTAGCGGTAGATGTCGGCGTAGTAGGTAACTCGTTTAACGTACTTTTTACTTCTAAATTTTGAAAATCTCCTGCTACATTAGCTGTCGGCGCTACATACTCACATTGAATATAATCACCAATTAGCATATCACTTAATTTTGTACACAGCCTGCCATTACTCTCTGGTGCTCCCATTATAAAAATCCTCCTTGTATGTTTTCAATTGTTTTATAACCAGAAAAATCAATAAAGTCACTTTCACATATCGTATTTCCATCCATATTTTCTGAATTATTTACTTTAATTTTATATTCCGTATTTTTTCTCATCACTCCATCAAAAATAAATTGATCAGATAGCTCTGCACTTTGCACATCGACAATAAAATCCTCTGCATCCGCATTATCGAAGTTATACATTGTAAAAAGTTGATCTTGTTCACCGCCTTGCGAGTTAAATTTCAAAATTTCTACTGGCGGAAGCCTGAATTTATTGGTATAACTTATGGGAATATCTAAAGAAACTGGTGCGATAACATTTAATTTTGTAAGCTGTTTTAAATCAGCACTTTCACTACTTAACAGTTCCCAATAAATTTGTTTAAATTTATCATCAGAAATATGGCTTATCCTACAACGATAAAGTTTTCCATTATGGACTACCAGCATGGTCGATTCATATTCGGTATTTGCAGTCCAATTGGGTGCCCCACCTAAAATTGATTTTCCATTAAAAGTTGGCTGATTATTTTTTTCACCATATTTATCTAATGAATTTTTATTATCGTGAATATGAGCTCGCTTATTTAGACTATCCAAATCGATAGCTTCTGTAATTGTTATTTTATCAATCTTCGCTTTATCCAAGACAGAATAATCATTCGTAGAAAGCCCTCTACCCTCAATCTTATCCACTTTGCCGGATAGAGTCGCCATGATTGCAGCTATAGCACTATCATCATCTGCTAAAGCATCGGCTATTTCTTTAAGTGTATCTAGTGTTTCTGGTGCATCCGCGATTAGATCATCAATGGTCTTTTTTAGATTTTCTTTTGTTACTGTTAAATCTAATGCATCTTGTAGCCCTGTAATTGCTTTAATTTCATGTTGGTTTTCTAAATTTCTACCTATTAAATCACTATGTTTGATCGACGTTGATCCGCCAAATAACTTTAATGTCCAAGTGACTGTACCATCTATAATACTATCGCCCTCACCATAGCCTTGAGGTTCTACAATTGCTGATATACCAGCAATTGTACACATGTAAAAACCCCAACTCGGACAGGTTGGGGTTCTAACTACGTCTTGTTTTTTATAAGCGGTATTCGGTTGCCACATATCAAAGTGAGCTTTGCTGTCCGCATGGCTCTGGGGTAAAACAACATTATCAATGGTTTTTATTGAGTCATTGATCTTATCCTTCATCACATAATCAGAACCTAAAATTAGTGGTATTCCTAGATTTTTCGTTGTACTTTCCTCTGACATTATCTTTCCTCCCTCGTATAATAAGTTTTGTAAACAGATATCCGCCAACTTACAAAGCTTATTTTTTATTTCAATTACTTCTTTAGGAACTCCTGATGCTACAATAGATTTTAGTGATCTGTAGCAAAGATTGGACCTGTTATGGCAGCTGGTATTCTTGCTGAGATTGGTTACATTGAAGCATTTAAGTCCCAAGATGCCCTTGCCAAATATGCCGGTCTTGTCTGGCGTGAAAACCAGTCGGGCCAGTTTACC